GTCTATTGTTTTGTTCAGTAATTTAAGTGACAATGAATATATAGCTTTAATCGAGGAATTAATGAATCTTTAAGAAAATATACCGAGGTGATGCGATGCAAGTACATCAAGACCATCACCGCCAGAACCTTTTGCTAAAAAAATACCTGAATAAATATTTCTCCCCGAACAAGATTGAAGAGCTTGTCGGGGAGTTTTCATTTTCGGAGCTTCGCAGGTTACTGGGCGAGATGGATATAGAATTTTTTGCTCTGTGCTACTTCCCAAAATACTTTGACCGCAAGTTTGGGCTGTTTCACAAGGAGCTATTTGAAGAATTAAAATATATACTGGACAATAAAGGGTTGATTGAAGCTTTCGGATTGCCAAGGGAACATGGCAAAAGCACAATCAACTCTTTTTTATTTCCGCTATATTCAACACTATACTGTAAATCATGCTTTACACTTATTATATCGGCAACAGAGCAGATTGCTCTTCCATTCCTTGATATGATTAAGGACGAATTGGAGAATAACCAGTTGTTGATTGAGGACTTTGGCATCTTTAAAGGAAACCGCTGGAACAATAATGAAATATGGATTCGTGGTAGAGGTGGTTTAGATGCCTGTATAATGATTCGTGGTATTGATGGTTCTTTGAGGGGTATCCACTTTAAACAATATCGTCCGCAGCTTGTTCTTTTGGATGACCTTCTCAAAGATGATACTGCAAAGTCGGAAACCAAACGTGAGCAAGTAAAATGCACCTTTACCGATGTGGTTATACCAATAGGAACAAGAGATACAAATATTCTCGTTGTGGGAACAGTGCTGCATGAGGAAGACCTTATGGCTGACCTGCTTAAAGGTAAAATCCCAGGAGTCCGAAGCATAAGGAAAGCTTCAATAATATGTTGGGCAGAAAGGGATGACCTCTGGAGTGAATGGGAAGCAAAATATAATAACCTTCAGGACTTAGACAGGATTGAAACTGCAAAGTCCTTTTTTTATGATCATCAGGAGGAAATGCTGGATGGTACAGAAATCCTGTGGTCTGAATACTTAGATTATTATTATCTCATGTGCAAGAAACAGGCTATGGGAGATAAGTCTTTTTACAAGGAAATGCAGAATGATCCTCGCAGTACCGATGATTATATATTCCAGAACATATCCTTTTGGGAGAAGCTGCCTGAGTATGAGGAGCTTGAGGTTATTATGTATATTGACCCTGCAATTAAGGCAGGAAAGAGAAATGATTATTCTGCTATTACAATTCTTGGACAGCACAGAAAAACTAATCAGATGTATGTGGTTGATGGTTCAATTTATAAGCTTTTACCAGATGACTTGTTTTCAGTCGTAATAGAAAAATTGCAGTATTATCCTGTAGAAAAAATCGGCTTTGAAGCTACACAGGCACAGAGCTATATGAAGCAGAAATTTGAAGAGCAGCTATGGCAGAATAAAATATATGCTCCTGTTGAAGAGGTGGTTGCAAAAGGACAGAAGCATGAAAGAATTATTACTTTAGAGCCGGATATTAAGAAAGGACACATATTGTTCAATCCTTCCAATGTAGGATATAATAATCAAGTAAAAGATTATAACAAAGGTGCAAAGCACGATGATGCTCCTGATAGCCTGTATGGCGCTGTACAATTAGTGCAGGGAGTACAGAGGATCAGGTTTTTTGATAGGAGCTTGTTATTTTGAAAGGATGCTTAAAAAAATGAGTGATATAAAAAAATATACTGGGGATATAGCAATTGAGAGCATTTTTTCTGATGATGGGAGACACAGATTTATACTGCGAAGAAAATATTCATCATCTCGACACCAGCTAAATGACCGTAAAATAGTATTTATACTAATTAATCCATCTTATTCTGATGAATTGCTGTTTGATAAAACGAATAGACTTGCATCAAATATAGGAGTAAAGGATGGATATAATGAAGTTGTCATTTTAAACATCTTTTCACTGGTAACCAAGGATACTAAGACACTCAATAAGGAATTGCAAAGTGCTAATCATCGAAAGAATGATTTATATATTGTAGAAGAAGTTAAAAAAGCTGATAGAGTTATTCTGGCATGGGGTATTGATGAAAAGTATAAAGATAGAATAGATTCTGTAAAGCAGTTAATAAAAAACAGCGGAATAGAAAATGATAAAGTCTTTAGCATAAGCTACAAAGACAAAAATGGGAAAGTATATAATCCTGCACACTTAAGTATGTACATAACGGATAACCCGCCAAACTTTGAAATAAAAAAGTTCGATTTAGATTAAGCCCTACTTTAGGGCTATTTTTATGCCCATTTTTAGAAAGGAAGTGATACTTTGCAAATAACCGAAAGCCTTATAAAACAGTGCTTTACCGAATTGGAGAGTAACTCCAGCATCAAGCAGAAATATAAAGATTATTATGAGGGAAACCACAGCATACTCAAAGATTATGACATGCAGGACAGCAGAAGCAACCGTAAGCTGATATTCAACTTCCCTCGTAAATTTGTAGATAATGAAACAGGATACCTCCTTGGTAAGCCTGTTAATTTTATATCCAAAAGTGATGACAAGGATATTGTTAACTGCATTGACAGGAATAGCAGCCATTGGGACAAGGAACATAATATTTCCCTGCGAAAACAAAGTGAAATCTATGGAGAAAGCTATGAGTTGAATTACATTAATACCGATGGGGAATTCTGTGCTACAATCCTGACACCATTGGAGTGCTATGTCTTGGAGGATGGTACAGCCGAGAGAAATGTTCTGCTGGCTATACATAAATTCAAAAGAAGATTCGATGATACAGAATATCTTGACGTTTATACCGATGCAGAAATACTACATTATAAGCTGATTAAGGATTCTGAAATTGAGCTTATCGGAAAACACAATCATATATTCGGCAGAGTACCCGTCATTGTATGCCCTGCCAATAGTGAGCGAAAAAGCGGATTTGAGGATTTGATAAGCCTTTTTGATTCATATAACGCTTTGAATTCTGACTTGGTCAATGAAATTGCCGACCACAGAAATGCATATCTCATTATCGAAAACGCAAAAATTGAGGAAGAAGATTTGCTCAAAATGAAGCAGATGGGAATTATTCAAGTGCCAAAGGGTGGAGCGGTCAAGTGGCTCACAAAGGATATCAATGATTCTTTTGTCAAAAATGAACTTGAGAATATTGAACGTAAAATCTATGACATGATGGATGAGGTCAATTTCAATGAGAACTGGGCTTCCAATACTTCGTCACTGGCACTTAGAAATAAACTTTTAAATCTTGAAAATAGGGTATCAATGCGACAAGCTTTTATGGAAAAGGTCATCAAGGAAAGGCTAAAAAATCTGTTTATATATATCCGCAAGAAAGAGGGCAAGGTCTTTGATTATCGGGATGTGGCAGTAAAATTTACCAGAAATCTTCCTACAGACCTTGTTGGGTTAGCGGATGTAATTGTTAAACTCAAAGATGTTTGTTCGCAGGAAACGCTGCTTACTTTATTGCCGTTTATTGAAAATCCTACGGTGGAGTTGCAGAAATATAAAACTGAAAAGGCAAGTGCTTCTGAGGAAGACATTAACAAAAATATTATTTGACATTTAATCTCCAAGTGATATAATAATTTTAGATATGGGAAAAGTACATATCTAAAATAAAGGTATAAGAGAGTGGGCTATGAATTATAAAGATTTTTTCCAAGAGCCAGAGAATAGAAAGTATATTAAGTATGAAAATGTTTCTGAAGTAGAAAATGTTTTTAACTTCATGTGCAAGCCTGAGAGCATTGACAAGATGATAATGTCATGTGGACAAAACCGCCCAGCCTTAGAAGGTATAATCGAAGATATCGAGTTGAATTTTCCTATAAGTGCAAATTTTGATATTGATAAGGACTATACCTTAAGAAAGGCTCTCGGCTCAATGATAAAATACATCCTTTCAGATTTTGGATATGAGGTCAATATCCAAAAGGACATATCAAAAGGGTCATATATCAAGTCCGCAACACATTACACCTTTAACCAGACAAAAGCTAAAAAGAAGCTGGTCAGAGTTATAACCATTGAAAATATATAGTACTGTTAATAAAGAGACTGTTCCTTACATTAGTGGGGAGCAGTTTTTTTGTTTCATAAATAATATTGCGTTCTTAGTTCCATCAGAGTTAAGAGGGCGAAATAATAAGGAGGATTTTTATTATGACATTTGAAGAAGTAAAAGAGTTTTTGAAAAGTGAAGCTGGTAAGGCTTCAGAAGTAACTGCATATTTGCAGGGGTTAAATCCATTGACCGTTGCAAGAGTGCAGGAATATATCGATAAAACGCCTGAAGGGAAATCATGGGCTGATTCTGTAAAGGATAAGCATTTACAGAAAGGGCTTGAGACCTGGAAAGTAAATAATCTGGAAGCACTGCTCATTGATGAAATCAAAAAGAGATTCCCCGAAAAAGATGAAAAGGAGCTTGAGGTTGAAAAATTAAGAGCCGAGATTGAAAAGATGAAACATGAGAAACAGAGGGAGTCACTCACAAATAAAGCCATAAAAATAGCAACAGAGAAGAGTCTACCGATTGAATTGGTAGATTTTTTTATTGGTGCGGATGAACAGACCACTGTTTCGAATGTAAAGGTTTTTGAGGATACATTCAGTCAATATGTTCAGAAAACAGTGGAGCAAAGGCTGAAAGGTGATGGGTATGTTCCCCCAAAGGATAATGACGGTAAGCAAAGCAACTTGGAAAGTTTATCAATGGAAGATTATATCAAAGCGAGAAGTAAATAAAAATTTGAAAGGATATGGTGATTTATTATGGGAAATACAATTTTAACTCCATCTATTATAGCGAAAGAAGCATTGATGCAATTAAGAAACAATACAGTTATGGCGAGCTTGGTACATAGGGATTATTCACAGGAATTTGTTGCTGGAGTGGGCAATAGCGTTACAATTAGGAAGCCAGCGAACTTTGAAGCACAGGAATTTAATAGGAGTACAGGTATTCAGATTCAGGATGCTACCGAAGGCTCTGAATCAGTGGTATTGGATAAACTTTTGGATGTTTCTTTTGAAGTAACCTCTGAACAGCTTACTATGGACATCAAGGATTTTAGTGAGCAATTGCTGATTCCAGCAATGCAGGGTTTTGCAAATAAAATTGACCAGTATTTATTGGGTCTTTATAATGAGATTCCATTTAACTTCGGCACAGCAGGAAGTACCCCTTCAGAAATCAGTGATATTACTGGGGCAAGAAAGGTATTAAATGATAATAAAGTTCCTTTTGCAAACAGAAACCTTGTTATTGATACTGCTGCGGAAGACAAATTGCTTCAATTGGCTACATTCCATGAAGCAGATAAAGTAGGCGATGATGGCACAGCATTGAGAGAAGCTTCTCTTGGTAGAAAATTCGGATTCAATATTTTTATGGATCAGAATGTTAAGAAGCACACCAAGGGTACTTTGACAGGAGACGAAGGTACAATCAAAGTTAAAGGTGCGGTTAGTGCTGGAGCAACTCAAATTGTGATTGATGGAACTAATCTTACTGGAACGCTTGTTAAAGGTGACGTTATAACAATCAGTGGAAAATCTTATGTAGTAACAGAAGATACTACCGCCGCTGCAAGTGAAATTGCAGTGAAGCTGTATCCTGCAACCACAGACATTGCCAATGACACTGATGTAACAATTGTTTCTACACATACTGCTAACCTTGCATTTCATAAGAATGCGTTTGCATTGGTAAGCAGACCTTTGGCATTGCCAAGAGGGTTGAGTTCCGAGCAGAAGGCAATTGTAAACTATGACGGTTTTGGTTTAAGAGTTATTTATGACTACAATAGCCAGTATAAAAAGGATGTCATTTCAATTGATATGCTTTGCGGAGTTAAGACTTTAGATTCTGAGCTTGCTTGCAGATTATTGGGATAATTCTATAAAAACTGGGGGTGTGCCTTATGGTGCATCCCCTATTAAATTTAAGGATGGTGATGTTTTTGAGATGTCCATATTGCAATATTGAATATAACTCTCTTGAAACACTCAATGCTCATATTCAAGGCTGTTACTATAAGGATTATCCTCAAACAGTACAAACAGAATTTGAATCATTGACATATCAGGAATTGAAAGATATGGCTCTTTCAAAGGGTATTAAAGCAGGAAATATGAAAAAGGCAGAAATTATAAAAGCACTAAGAGAAACGGAGGAATGATATTATGCTTGAGATTGTAAAAATGTTACTTGGGATAGATGTAGCCGATACTTCTAAGGATACAATTCTTAATCACTTTATTAATCAGGCATCGAAGCTTGCATTATCTTATTGTAATGTAATTGAACTTTCCGCTGAATATGATGGAACAATTGCTGAATTAGCTGTCTATCTTTATAAAAACAAAGATAGTGTTGGCTACAAGCAGAAGACCGAGGGAGAACGCAGCATTACTTTTGAAGGTGGAGGTATTCCAGAATATATAAAATCAGCATTGCCGCTTCCTAAAATAAAGGTCGGGTGTGAGTGATGTTCAATGATTCGTTAGTAAAAATATATTCAAGCCCTGATTCAGCTTCATATATTAAATCCATTTATGCAGATTTTCAGCCATATACCAAAAGTATAGTGTTCGAGGATGGCTTTCAAATTGATATTACGAACAGATTGTTTTGTGATACCGATAGCTCAATCAATAAAGACAGCTACTTCGAAATTGAAGGTGAAAAATATAAGGTCATGGATTTAAAGAAATGGGATGATCATTTTGAAGTTTACCTGTACAAGTTGAAAAGGCAGGTGTAGTTATCATG